ACCGTTGTGAGCGTCGCCACCAGCGCTTCCCCGGTCGCCATTCCCTATTATAGCGGCGTGATAATAGCGCTGATTACGACGAGTGCTGAGGAGGGGGATGGCGAGGTAATTCTACCCTCGTCGGCGCAGGTCGGAGATGTCGTAGAAATCTATAACGCCACCCCAACAGTGCACGCCGTCAATGTTGATGTGCCTGAGGGCCAATCATTCTTGGCTGGTAGTGTCGGGACGCTATCATTTGCAGGCTACTTCAGGATGCTTCCAGGAGGTTCCTGGGGCGTAATTGGCCTAACTTAGCAGGAACAGCACCATGAGCGGTATGAAAAAGCTTGATCATCATAAGCGAGCCAACGGTGGCAAGGTCAAAGCCTATGACGCCGAAGGCTCTAACGTCGAGAAGGAAGCCGAAGAGCGCAAGCGCGGCGGCGCTGTAAAGAAAGAGCGCAAGCACGGCGGTCGCGTCAAGGAAGAAGCCCGCATTGAAGGCAAGAAAGCCAAGATGCGGCTTGACCGTCCTGGTCGCAAGTCAGGTGGCCGCGTCGGCTCTGACAAGTCGCCGCTGTCGAGCGCCCATAATGTGTCCAGTGTTATGGGCCATTCGACGGACGACTAATGGCCAAGCTGACCGCGCACAAGCGCCAAGGACTTCCTAAATCTGATTTTGCGCTTCCCGGCAAAGGGAGCGGCCCGAAAGGTGCAGGCTCCGGGTCTTATCCGATACCCGATGAAAGTCACGCCAGGAACGCTCTGGCGCGGTCTTCCGGCAAGCCGGTTCATGCGGCGGTCGAACGAAAAGTTCACGCCAAGTATCCAGACATTCAGATCGGACGGGCCTCTGGCGGTTCGGTTTTGACGACTCGCGGCGCCGCCACTATGGCGATGCTGCATAAGCGACACGGCAAGGAGTGCTAATCATTGCAACCGCGCGTCGTTCAGGTTGGCCCGCTCGTAGCAGGCAGCGCCACTAAAATTGCACTGTCGCAATCTCCTGCGGCGGCAGGCGCGCTTGCGCTTAACGGTGCTGCCGGGACGGCGACGGCCAATAATATCTGCCTCTCTCAATCCGGCACAGCCGCTACTCCGCTGTTACTGAACGGCGCCTTGAAACAGACCCGGTATGTTGCCCCGACTATGGGCGTGACCGGCGCAACGATCGCCGCGCTGCCTACTGCGCAGCCGATTTATATAACCTCTGCGGGGAACGACAGCGGCATTACGTTTGCCGTGGTCGGTCTTGGCGCCAACGGCACATTGACCGAGACGATACACGGCACCAACGCCAGCGTCGTTGCGTCAACCAACAGTTACAGTGCCATTCTGAGCATTACGTCGTCCGGCAACACCGCTTCGACCGTGACGGTAGGAGCAATGGGATTTGCCACGCTGGACATGGCGCGAAACATCATCTTCACGTCGGGCGGCAATGATACTGGCATTACGATCACGATCTCAGGAACCAATTGGGCCGGTACGCCGATCAGCGAAACCGTCACAGGGGCAAGCGGCGCGGCTGCATCTACGGTTCTCGATTATCTGATCGTAACGCAGGTCAAGGTGTCGGGCGCTACAGCAACCACTATCGAGGTAGGGACCAACGGTGTCGCGGGATCAGCCTGGGTCAATCTCGATCCATGGGCACAAGGTGCGGTGTCGGGGCAATGTGTCGTGTCAGGAACTGCAAACTATACCGTGCAGGTTTCTAACGACGATCCGAACAGCTATGCCAATCCCGTCTCTCCTTCTGCGGTGACTTGGGATTCCAATTTCGCGGGCACGACTGCGGCGACGGCCTCGGCGCAATTCGGTCTCGCCCAGGCTCCCCTCTGGATGCGTGTTTTGCTGAACAGTGAAACCGGCAGCGGCTTCGTCCGCATGAGTGTCGCGCAGTCAAGCGCGGTTCCGTACTAAGGAAAATCGAAATGCGCTGGAAGATTGCAACCGCAATTTGCGGGCTGATCTTGCTTGCTTGCTGTGGCGGCTCTGCGTCGGCGCAGGTCTTCATGGCGCAAACCGTTACGAGCTGCGGTATGGCACCAAGCAGCAGAAACGCGGGCGTGTCCTATGCACTGTTGCAAGACGTAAACGGAAACTTTTGCATCACCGGCGCCGTTACCGGCACCTTCACAGCAACCCTTGGCGGCTTTACCCCGTCAACATCGGGCGCACGCGGCACGCCTATCTCGGTCACAACGGCTGATTCCAGTGGCGCGCTTCCTACTGGAGTGGTTGTTGTCGTATCGAACGTCGGAACGACTAATCCGATGTATTGTAACGTCAACGGCGTTGCGGCCACGACCTCGGATCAGTACATCGCGCCAAGCGGCGGCTGGTTTGCTTTCACGATCCCGTCAGGCATCACGACGCTGCATTGTATCGCTACGGGCGGCTCTACCACGGCTAATATGGTTGGCGGGTCTGGCCTGCCAACTGGAACGGGCGGCGGGGGTGGAGGCGGTTCCAGCGCAATCAACACATGGGGAGGCGCAACGCTTGGTGCGGCAACGGCATGGGGGACGCCACCGACCGGCAACGTCATCGGAGCCAACGATAATCTAGCCTCGATGGGCGGCACGGCCATCGCCTCGGGATGCACGGCGGCTCTTAGCGGGTTCTCGACATCGATCCCCTCAATAATCTGCCCGGTCATGGGCATCTATGTTCTCAATGCAAATGCGAACGTAGCGAACAACGCTGATGGGGTGGCAGCGGGTGCAACTGCTGGATCGCCTGTTGTCAACTACAATTACGCCTTCAACGGCTCGACTTGGGACCGGCTCCAGGACGACGCCAACAAAAACCTGAAAATAGCTCCGCAGGCATTTCCTGCTGGCGGCTGGACGCCTAAGTGGTTTATTGCGGCTGCCTCTGATAATGCCACTAATCTCAAGTCCACCCCAGGAACGGTCCATGCCGTCGAGGTTTACGGCATCGGATCAGCCCCAGCCTATCTGAAATTCTACAACAAGGCATCATCGCCGACCTGTGGCTCCGATACAATCGTGAAGCAGATCATGATCCCCGCCGCATCTACCGCAGCGAATGGTGCAGGCAGCAACGCCATCGTGCTCGATACTGCGTTCAGCACTGGAATCTCCTACTGCGTCGTGACCGGGATAGGACCAACCGACGATACATCGACAGCGGCCAGTACCTTCGTCGTTAATATTGATTGGCAGTAACCGCCATGAAAATGCGTTTTCTCGCCGTCGCCCTATTCCTGCTCGGCATTGTCTGCCTTGCGCAGCAGTCGAGTGCGCAGCTTACAATGACAGGGATGGGGGGAGGGTTTGGGGCAGCCGCGAGTTACACTGGTCCCGGCGATATTCAGACATTCGCCTTTTGGGGCGGCTGGCGGTGCTACAGTAACGCCTATAGTGGAAACGCAGTTGACGTTTGGGATGCTGCGACGGGTTCGACTATTGAAACGTTACTGACATGTTCTCCAGGCGGGACGCTTAATCAGACCATCCATACGCTCGCTACAACATGCGCGTCAGGCTGCGTGGTCAAAACAATCTACGATCAGACCGGCAATGGGCATGATACTACTCAAGCAACAAACTCGGATCGACCCAACGTTGTCGCTAACGCCATAAACTCAAGTTACTGTATGCAAGGACACACGTCGGGACCGCCGCTTTTGCCCGGTGCATCGGCTTACACGCAATCCCAACCATACAGCGCTGTAGGAATTAGCAAGTTTGGCACGGCGAACTATGGCGTATTTTCCATAACGGACGGCAGCTTTGGCGGTTTCATTGTCCAGTATAACAATCTGGCGACAACGCTGATCTTTTATGCTGGTGGTAGCGTCAGCGCGACGGTGACGAATGCCTTTCACGTTTGGCAAGTCGTCTTTAATGGCGCATCTGGCATCTACAATATTGATGGCAGCGATACGACAGGGCAGAATTTCGGCAGCAACAGCCTGACGACATCGCAAACCTTGGGTATTTATAATGGCTCTGGCAACGGTCCATCAGATGCGATTGTGTGCGAAGTTGGCTATGTCGCCGGTTCAATTTCGACAGGCAATCGCGCCGCGCTGAACACGAACATGCACGCAGCTTACGGCGGTTTCTAAAATGTGGCGGATGGTATGGCTTGGTCTAATTGCATGTCTCTTTCAGGCGACGCCAGCCTCGGCGCAATCATCCTTCTGGATTGGACAGACTGTGGGCAGCTCCGCTCCGGCATGGTCCACACTCAAAATCGGCGGCGGCGGCTTTGTTAAATCGGCATGGATCGATCCGGGCGGAAGCGGGACATACTACGCCGCGCTCGATAGTCAGGGCGCGATTTACTACAATAGGTCTGTCCCTTATTGCGGAAACACCTATTCCGGTCAGCCCGCGACCGGGTGTTGGCAACAGCTTGTTTCGGTAAGCTCTATAACGGATCACATTAACGACGCGCGAAATCAGGCGGTCGGTGCCGGAACGACCTCCTATAACGAGAGCACGCAAGGCGCTTACGCCATCACCGGTTGCCAAAACAATCCCGCAGATGTTTATATGGTCTATGCGGGTTATCTTCGCTTTAGCAGCAACAATGGCGCAACGTTCACGACACCATCGGGCTATACACCGCTTCAAAATCTCAATCCGAATGGGACGTATCGCGGCAACAATTATTTTCTGGCTTGCGATCCCGCAAACCCCGCAATCGTTCTGTTTGGAACGGCGTTCAACGGGCTGCAAATATGTTCCTCTTTCGGAACGAGTTGCAGCTTTCCATCTTCAGTTCCTCCGGGTATCGTCCCGGCCGCGCAGATCAAGGCGACGAGCACGACTTCAAAGAACGTCGTCGGCCTTACAGGCTCACAGAGCTTCACGCTCAGCACATGCAGCGGGCTGAACAGTGGCAGTAGCGCTCCGATCCAAGCGTATTCTACCGCTAGCCCGGCCGCACAAATCCAGGGGACCGTGACAAGCTGTACTGGTGGTGCGCTGGTGATGAATGTAACGGCGACCTATGGCACCGGGACGCACGCTGACTGGAATTTCTATAACGCCGATTGGATTCAAGGAAATCCCGGCGGCCTTCCTGTCGCGTTTGACCCAACGTCAAGTACGGCAAGCAGCTTCACCCATGGCATCGCCGCGTGCCCTTATGGCAGTGGGGTATTTGAAAGCACGGACGGCGGATCGACTTGGGCACAGGCAAGCGGCGGCCCGACAACATGCCGCAATATGATCTACGACAAGTTCGGCCAGATTTGGGTCAGCGACGATACCTCAAGCGGATCACTTTCGAACATCTGGAAATATAGCTGCGCTTCGGCACCCTGCGGCTCGACCGGGACATGGACGAACCTGAACCTTGGTGGGGGCAATGCAAATTCGGTGCAGGCGATAGCCGCAGATGGAGGGTCTGCCAGCGCCGCGACTGAGGTGCTGTGGTTCGGGTGCTGCGCTGGGGCGGCTGCATCTGGCATGTTCACGCTCAACGGTGGCAGCACGGTAAGCGCACCAAATAGTTTGACGATTACGCAGTCCGCGCAAGACGTGCCGTGGCTTGCTCAAAACGAAGCCTTCATGGGCACCGGAAGCATCAGCTTCGACACTTACGTATCTAATCCGTGTGGTGCCGCGCACTGCATGATCATGGGAGAAGGTGTTGGACTGTGGTACGCAAAAGTCCCCAGCAGCATCAGCGCAACCGCAATTACATGGTCCAGCATCACGGCAGGCTATGAGCAATTGATTGCGCAGAGCATTCTGGCGCTCCCGAACGGCAACGTCGTGGCATCGGTTCAGGATCGCGATACGTTCGGCCTGACAAGCCTTACAAGCTATCCGCCTAATCCATCATATTGGCCGAATTTGGCGTGTTGCAGTATCGGCACGCAGGCCGATTACGCTTCGCTTTCGCCGACAACTGTTGTCGCTGCGGCCATCAACAATAATGGCGTTTTCTCCACGAACGGTGCCGCAACATTCTCTGCCTGGAACTCGCTTCCGAGCGAGGGCAGCGGCGGCGCCATCGCGGCCAGCGATGCGAACCACTGGCTGTTCGTGGCCCTTCAATCTCAGGGTGGCGATCCGTTTTGTACGTCGGATGGTAGCACGACATGGAACAAGCAAACGATTCTCACCGTTCCAAATGGCGACGGATGGGGTGGGGGATTTGCGCGCTGGACCGCTGCGGCTGATCGCGTCAACTCGGGGACCTTCTTTCTCTACAATAACGGCACGACGGCACCGGGGATTTACCTGACGCAGAACAATTGCAGCACCTGGGCTAAAGTTCTCACGGGTCATCTCTTTGGCGGCGCTGACGTTGCCAATATGCGTGTGCGCACTGTGCCAGGAGAGGCGGGCGACCTGCTCATCGTCAATGGCGAAGGCAATGGTATCGATTATTGTACGACGAATTTTTCGACGCCTGCGACAACCTGCACCGAAGTAACGACAGGAAACGGTTATCCTCATACAACCGACTTTGCGACGGACGTGTGCGCGGGTCCGATTGCGCCTGGAAAAAGCTATCCATCAGTCTCATTCATGGGCGAAGTCGATGGAGTGTTCGGACTTTGGTATTCCGACGATAAGTTTCAGACGTGGACGCAGTACGCGGTTCCACCGACTTATGATGCATATCAATCGCTGAGTTGCGATCCAAACAACTTACATCAGATTTTTCTCGGCCAAGGCGGCTCTGGTTTCAGCAAATACAACAGGCTGAATTGATCAGCGAGCTAGTCGGAAGGAATTTTTCCGCATTGAGGAATCGTTCCTCACAAACAGCAAATCTACTTGGGAAAGGTAATTCGCTTGAGGGCGGATGAAGCTGACAATGTCCCAAATGGAAAAGCCTAGGTCTGACATAAAAGAGATGACCTCCGCTGATTGTGGGGCACCTTCGTTATAGGTTGTCAGAGCTGTTTCTAGTTGAATGACCTCTGCCAGCTTTAGCGTTTCGTTCGCTCCACGTAGAACTTCAAGTTCGGCGCCCTGGACATCGAGTTTAAGAAAAAGAGGGCTCTGGCGGAAAAATGATGGAAGAACGTCATCCAGGGTTTTGGTTCTCATAAGGCGGCCGTGCCGTGGCGCATCGCTGTTTTCGTTGAAAATAGATGATCCGGTCTCCATCATCGTGAATGGAATTTCCTTGTCGCTCTCCGAAGCAAGAAGGCAGATCACGGTTGAGGTCGTGGCCAAGCGTGATGAGATCGCTAAAAGTGCGTCGCGCTGCTTTTCCTGTGCCTCGATCATCAGGACATGACTGGCTGGAAAAAACCGGCGTATGAGCTTAGTCCAGTCGCCCCTGTAAGCGCCAATGTCAATGATGGCGGCGGGTTGGAATCCGCTCTCTTTGAGACGGCGGTAGGCAAGTTCGGGAAGGTAATCAAGCGCGGCATTCAATATGCCGCCTCTGCGTCTCGGGGAAATCCGTTCCAGTACGCTTCCTACAATGCCCATCCCCCATTCCACCGCAACCACGGGGCGAAAGTCAATGGGGGTTAAGAAGGAACCTTAATGGCCAGTAGCGGCACCTATACATTCGGCCCAAACGTCGGAGAATTGGTAGTCGCCGCCTATCGGCGCATCCAGATTCACCGCTCGGCGCTTTTGACCGAGCATTTTGCCGACGCCAAGACGGAATGCAATCTGCTGCAAGTGGCATGGGCTAATCTGGGGCCGTTGCTTTTTACCATCGATTTGCAAACGATCAATCTGGTGCAGGGCACCGCAACCTATTCCATTCCGGCCGATACGGTGATGATGCTTGACGTGTATCTGTCCATTCCCAACGGGGACGGCACGACCAGCGACCGCATCATCACATCATATAGCCGAACCGAATACGCCTCGACGCCTGACAAATCTCAGCAAGGGGCCAGTACGGTTTTTTGGTTTAACCGACAGGACAATCCGACCGTCACGCTATGGCCGGTTCCTGACGGCACAATCCCGACGCTGAACTATTATCGGTTCACGCAGATTCAGGACGCGGCCCTAACGAACGCGACGGCGCCGGCAATCCCGTACCTATGGCTCGATGCTTATGTCGCTGGACTGGCGCATCGGTTGGCTCGCCTGTACAAGCCAGATTTGGAAGCTGCGCGTGAGGCGGATGCCGTGAAGGCTTACAACGTGGCTTCGACCCAAGGAACTGAGAACACAGCATTATATATTTCCCCGATCACGTCGAGTTATTATCGATGAACAAACCATCATTTTCAAACGTTTCTAATATTCTCCGATACAATAGAAAAACCGGGGAATTTCATTGGCGTGTATCTGTTGGAAGGGCCGTGGCTGGAAGGCCCGCCGGTTTTATTCGCAAGGATGGATATGTAAAAATCAAAATTAACGGCAAAGCGCATGGCGCTCATCAGCTTGCGTGGCTCTTATGTTATGGGGAATGGCCGAAGCATAGGATCGACCATAAGGATAATGTACAAAGTCATAACTGGATAGACAATCTTCGATACGCATCGCATTCTCAAAATATGGCTAATCGTAAAAGGCATATAAACAACACTACGGGCTTCAAAGGAGTTCATCAGAAACCTAATGGCCGGTATCGAACTTCTGTCTGTAAGAACAACAAGCGAATATGGCTTGGTACGTTTGAGACAGCAAAAGAAGCTCACGATGCATACTGCGCAGCAGCAGTAGAGCTGCATGGTGAATTTGCACGGACGGCCTAATTTATGGCGCGTCCGCATGGGCACGTCCGCGTTAATGCTCGTTCGCCCCGAGCTGCCGGAATATGCGACAGATGCGGCCGAGCAACAAATCATTACAAGCTGCGATGGCAATGGCAGTGGGCAGGCGAGCGCCTTCAAAATCTTCGGATACTTGTCTGCGCTCATTGTGAAGACGTTCCGCAAGAGCAGTTGCGCGCCCGCATTCTCTCGCCCGATCCGTTGCCGATCTTCAATGCTCGCCCAGAGCCGTTCACGACAACTGGCTTTAATCTATACGGCGAGTCCAATGTCGTCACTACGGCGGCCGATCTTGGAAATATCTTCATCCTGACTGCTGACGGCACTGCGGTTCTCTTGATGTCGAACCAGCCCACGGGGACTTAAAATATGGCTGGCTATGTCGGCACCACGCTTAACGACCTGCCTCCCGTTCTAGGGCTGAACGGAACAGAGCTGTTTTTTCTCTATCAGTACGATCCGCTCTTAGGCGTTTGGGTCACATATTCCTGCACGGCAGACCAGATTGCCAATCTTTCAAGCGGATCAGGCGGAGGCTCCGGGGTTTGCTCAATGCGTCAGTTGTTCGCCGCAATGGCCGATGAGGATGTTCTGGTGACAGCCTTCGACCAACTACCGTCCGACATAACGAATAGCTACAACATAGCCTGGAATCATGCCTATCGCATGACGATAACGGACACATTCATTACCGGGTTTTTGCAGCCCGCTATTGGCTACTCTAGTGCGCAAATGGCCGCGCTGTTTGTGCTTGCGGCTACTTTCCCGGTTTAGGCGATGTCGCTCACGTATGATCAATATTTGGCAGAGCTTGCGTTGTTGTCACAATTCAACGCGACGGACCCCAATTTTCTATCAAATTTGCCTTCGTGCATAGACTACGCGACCGACAGGATCACGCGCGAACTCGACCTGCTCAATACCGTTACGGCGAACAGCACTTTAACACTGACGACAGGCACGCGCATTGTCTCTATGGCAACTCTCAATCCGGTGTTTAATGTGGTTCGCGACATCAACGTACTGACGCCGGTTGGCACGACGGACCCCGATCTTGGCACGCGCAATCCGATGACGATCTCCACCACGGCGTTTCTGAATCAGGTCTATGGCGCCAATACTGGAACTGGTGTTCCAGAATATTTCGCAATGGTCACTGATCAAAAAATCATGGTCGGGCCGTATCCCGACAAGGCATACAATCTGGAAATTATCGGCACGGTGCGGCCGACGCCGATTTCTGCGATCAACCAGACCAATTGGATTTCAATCTACCTTCCTGATTTGTTTCTTGCCTGCTCAATGATCCAGATGAGCGGCTTCAAGATGAACTTTGGCGCTCAGGCAGATGATCCGAAAATGGCGATGAGCTGGGAGACGCAGTACGTCACATTGCGCGACAGCGCCGCTACCGAAGACGCGATGCGTAAATACGCTTCGACTGGTTGGAATTCCCAACTGCCAACGCAGTTCAATACCGCTCGCACCTAATGCCTACGGCAACTGTTAAGCTCAATCCCGGCGTCAATACGGATCAAACTCCGTCGCTGAATCAGGCGGCCTACCAGACCACGCAGCTAATCCGCTGGGACCCTGGCTCTGGACTTGCGCAAAAGCTCGGTGGCTGGAGCAAGTTTTATCCCTTCCCGATAGACTCGAATGTCACGGCGTTGCACGCATGGGAGGATTTGTCCGCTGTACTGCATCTGGGTGTCGGCGCCGTTGATTCGCTCGATGTCATCACGGCTGGTCAACTCCAAAACATCACGCCGCAAATCAGGACCACAAATCCTGCGGTGAATTTTTCGACCACGATGGGCAGTCCAATCGTCACGATTGTTGACACAGGCAGCAACACGACGGTTTATGACAACATCATTCTCGAAACGCCGGTTAGCATCGGCGGCCTTGTGCTGATGGGGGCCTATCCTATTACTGATCCTGTTTCTTCAGATTCTTACCAAATCACTGCGACCGGCAATGCCACATCCTCAGTGCCGAATGGTGGTGCGGTTCCTAAGTTGACGACTGTTAACGGAGTTTCATCTGTTACCGTTGTTCTCGACAATCACGGCTATAGCGTTGGCGGCACGTTCCCCATAACGCTGCCAACCACAATTGGTGGCCTCACGCTTTTCGGTTTTTACTCGGTCAATAGCGTCACAGACGCAAATACGTTCGTCATCAACGCTTCAAATCAAGCGAACGCTTCCGTCACGGCATTCATGAATGGCGGCGATGCCAACATTGTTTATTACATCACGCCTGGCCCGTCCGCTCTCGGCACGGGATACGGCGACGGCAGTTACGGCGATGGCGGATACGGCGACGGCGTGCCGCCACCTCCTTTTGTCGGGACGCCGATAACGGCAATCGACTACACGCTGGACAATTTCGGCGGCACACTGATTGCGTGCCCAGACAATGGGCCGATCTTCGCTTGGACGCCGGAATCCGGCCTCTTCAACGCACAGATGATCGCCAATGCGCCGACGATCAACACGGGGATTTTTATCTCCACATCGGCCGAAATCATTATCGCGTATGGGTCGAGTGTTTTAGGTGTGCAGGACCCATTGCTGATAAATTGGTGCAGCGCCGGAAACTACAACAATTGGACTGCGACTGTCGGCAACTTGGCAGGCTCGTTCCGTCTCCCGACTGGTTCACGGATAGTCGGCGGACTTCAAGGGCCGATGTACGACGTGATCTTCACGGACCTTGATGTCAGGTCGATGACATTCATCGGCGCGCCGAATGCGTACAGCTTCAACGTGCTCGCCTCGGGTTGTGGCCTGATCGCCAAGTTTGCTGCCGCCGTGCTCGGAACAACTGTTTATTGGATGAGCCAGAAGCAGTTTTTCGAGCTTCCTGCGGGCGGTAGCGTCACGCCGCTTCCGTGTACGGTCTGGGACTGGGTTTTCCAGCAGCTTGATACGTCAAACGTCGCGTCAATACGCGCTGCGCCAAATTCTCAGTTCGGTGAAATGACTTGGTATTTTCCAGTGAAGGGCGGCGACGGCAAGAACTCGGCTTACGTAAAATTCACCCCACAATTCAACGCTTGGGATTACGGCTTACTTGGCCGCTCTGCATGGATTGACCAATCAGGTTTAGGCGCTCCGATCGGGGCCGATTCCGAATTGAAATACATCTACCAGCACGAAACATCGAATGACGCCGATGGCGTGGCAATGCAGCCGTCATTCTCGACTGGTTATTGGGCGATGGCGGATGGCGAAGAGATGCTAGTCTGCGATCTGGTGCAGCCCGATATCCGCTTCGGCATGATGGGCCAGCCTCAGAACGCTACGGTCAATATTTCGTTCTCCTATGCGGCCTATGCGCAGGCCACGGTTTACACGACGCCGACCTATACGATGCAGTCAGGCAATCCGAATTTTCTCAATCCGCGTTTTCGTGGCCGTCTGGCGGCAATGAATATCAGCAGTTCAGACCTCAATACGTGGTGGCGCATGGGCGGCCCAAGAATCCGCACCGCGCCTGACGGCAAACTCGGATGAGTAGCCAGCCGTTGCCAATTCCTGGTCTGCAAACTGTTGTCACCAACCTTCAAAATTTGGTGTTGGCGGTCAATGCACTTACGGCAGCGGTCACCACGCAGTTTAGCGCCAACAAGGTCTACACGGTTGCCACCTTGCCAGTAAGCGGCGCACCAGCGCGGGCGTTTGTGTCTGATAGCTCAGTAGCGGCATCAACCCATTTCGGCAGCGCAGTCGTCGGCGGCGGCACAAATACCGTTCCGGTTTATTACGACAATACGAGCTGGAAAATCGGATGAACGGCGCGGAAAAAGCAAAAAGCACGGCGATCCGCTTTGCGCTGTCTATGGGGAAGCGCCAGCATTTCGCAGCAGGCGGCGTCGTCGGGCCGTTGGTCGATACTGGGCCAGGCCGAACCGACACGCTGCCGATCTCTGTTCCTCCCGGCAGTTACGTAGTTCCGGCCGACGTGGTGTCTGGTTTGCCCGGCGCTCAGGGCAACAGCTTGGCCGGTCATGCCGCGCTTGAAAAATTGATGAACGCAATGCCGCTGGTGCCCGACAAGGCGCCATACGGGGCCGACACTCCAAAGTTAGCGCGCGGTCGAACCATTCCGGGGCTTTTCAGTACACGTCATTTGCTCGCTAATGAGTTTGACAAGGCGAGCGGTGGCGGCGTGAAAGGCAATCACGTTCCAGAAGATGGCGGCGAGCCGATCGACATTATGGCTGCTGGGGGGGAGCATGTGATCCCGCCTGAGATGGTCAAGCGCATCGGCTTAGGCAGCTTGAAACGCGGGCATGAAATCCTTGATGAGTTTGTCAAGGAAGTCCGCAAGCGGAATATTAAGGATTTGAAAAAGCTCCCCGGTCCCGTGAAGGACGGCACCAAATGAATATCGAAACTGATATTCGTGTTGCCGGCCCGGATGACTTTCAGGAAATGTTTCGCGTTTGCTGTCTGTTGCACCAAGAGAACGGCCAGCACGAATTTTCGGAAGCAAAGGCTCGGGATTTTCTCTGGCGTGGCTGTAACAGGGACCATGCCCTTGTCGGCGTGATCGGCCCACCCAACGACATCAAGGCGATTTTGTATCTGGAAGTTATGCCGGTATATTACTCGGATGACGTTCAGCTCTATGAGAAATTCATGTTCGTTCGGCCAGATTGCAGAAAGAGCGATTACGCGAAACGATTGCTGTTGTTTGCCAAACGAGCGGCTGATGAATTGGGTTGCGATTTGACCATAGGCATTATCTCGGATGACAAACTGGCAGCCAAGGAGCGGCTTTACGCTCGGCATCTGCCGAAAGGCGGAACGTTTTTTGTTTACCGCCCGCGCCATCAACAGCAAGTGAAGGTGGCGTAAATGGGCTCCAAGCCGAGCAGCCAACAGAATACCTCAAGCAGTTACACGCCGCCGCCCCAAGTTCTCCAGAACTATCAACAGGTCACGTCGCAAGCGCAGGGCGTCGCTGCAACTCCTTATTCGGCCTATGGCGGCCAATTGGTTTCTCCGATCAATGCACAGCAGCAAACCGGCATCGGCGCGGTCAATTCCGCTTCTGGCATTGAAGACCCCTACAATACGGGAGCGACGGGACTTGCTGGGGCCTCTGCCAGCGCGATCAACCCGACCGCTGTTAATGGCGCTGCTATTTCTCAGTATGAATCGCCCTATCAGAGCGATGTCATCAACGCCACCGAAGCGGAAATCCAGAACCAAAACCAGCAGCAGGCCGCGGCCCTACAGGGCAATTCGATTGCGTCTGGTTCATTTGGCGGGGATCGGGCTGGTGTTGCCCAAGCTGCTCTAGCCGGCCAACAGGACATCGCGTCGAATGCGACCATCGCCAATCTGAACAACCAGAACTACGCGCAAGCGTTGGGCGAAGCCAATACGCAGCAGGGCATCGGACTTAGTGCAGCGCAGAACACGGCGGCGCGGCAACTTGCGGCATCGCAGCAACTTGGTACGCTCGGCAGCACGGCTCAGACCGAGGCATTGAACGAAGCCAACGCACAGACCAACGCCGGCACGTTGGAACAGACCACACAGCAAGCGCAAGATACGGCTGCCTATAATCAATTCCTGCAACAGCAAGCCTATCCGTTTGAGACCACGGGATGGCTCGCCAATATCGTTGAAGGCATTGGTTCGCAGTCCGGCGGTACGTCAACTGGGCAAACGACTAATCAGACATCTACGGCAAGCCAATATGCTGGGGCAGCGTTGGGGCTGGCGAGCTTCCTCAAACGCGGTGGCCGCGTCCCGCATCGCGCTTCTGGCGGCGGCTTAGGCGGCGCGATGATCATTGCGCCTAATCTTTACAATCCGACTGCGGCCGGTGGGCCTACTGGATTAGGCGGCGGGTCTTATGTCCCGCAAATCAATCTACAGACTGGGCACACGATGCCGACCTCTACGGGGGCGAGCACCAATCCTGCAGCACAGACGCCGCAACAGCAGGGACAGAGCATAGCACAGACCGCGAAGGCGGTTCAGACGCTTGGCAGCGCGGCTCAGGGCGCATGGAATAATCCCGCTTACGGCGGCGGCAATGCGCTAGAGGGCGACGCCTTTGGGGGCAGCGGAGCTTCTCCGCTGGATGGTTTGAGTGCAGCCGATTACGGTGCTGGCTTCCGTCGCGGCGGTCCTGTCAGGCACTATGATGGTGGCGGCCTCGTTCCTGACGATAATAGCGTCTTGTTTGATCCCAACGCGATGGGTGGCCCTTCGGTCGATAGTGCATTGACGCCTGCGGCTAGAGTAGATCAAGGCTTTGCGGGGATGGCCGATTCGGGGCCTAATGTCGGGCTTGCTGCCAGTCCGCCGATTGCGCCAGATGTTCCTCTGCCTGCTGCGCGGCCTGCTACCGCCAATAATGCGGACCCAACCTTCGGCCGGATGATACAGGCGGAATCGAACGGCAATCAGTTTAATACCGATGGCTCGCCGCTGGTTTCTGGAAATGGCGCGGTCGGTATTGCGCAAGTCATGCCGGGAACGGGACCGGAAGCCGCGCAATATGCTGGCGTGCCGTGGGACCCGAACAAGCTGGCGACCGATCCGCAATACAATCTCGCTTTGGGGAAGGCATACTATCAGCATCAATTATCAACTTACGGCTCGCCTGACTTGGCGGCGGCGGCCTATAACGCAGGTCCAGGCCGATTGAATCAGGCGCTCGCCGCAGCGGCTAAGAACGGTGGGAGTTATCTCGATTATTTGCCTCCCGAAACGCAAGCCTATGTCGCCAAGGTGACGGGCGGTGATCCCGCTGGCGGCGCGCTCGCGTTCGACAATCAGCAGCCGTCCGCGCCAGTCAGTTCGCCTGGTCTGAAAGCTATCGGCAATGCGCTATTGCCTAGCGACAATGGTACTCAAACATCGGCCCCGCAATTTCCTGACAGCACGCCGACGCCGCCTTCCGGCCGAACGGGATTGCTGGGCCTCAATCTGTCACCTGAGACGCGCCAGCTCATGCTTTCTGCCGGGCTTGGCATCATGGGAGGCACATCACGCAGCGCATTGACCAATATCGGGCAGGGCGGTCTTAAGGGCATCCAGCAGTTCAATGCCAATAGAACGACGGCGGCTGACGTTGGCTTAAAGGGCGCACAGACACAACAGGCTCTAACCGAGACTGCGATTAAACAGCAGCAACTTCAGTTAATGATGAAGGCGCTGGAGGCTAACCAAAAAATATTTGCGGGTTCGCAATCATCTGCTGCGCCATCGGTCGAGACGCCGACCGTTACTGCGCCGACTATCGCTCCTACTGGGAAGGCTGGTGGAGCGCCTAGCACTGCTACGGCGCCACAAGCTGCTGCGCCCGCTGCCGCTCCGGCGCAAACGCCAGCCATGCAAGTCTCGCCGCAATACGATCCCGTCCGGTTGCGCGCCGCTGCGGAAAATATGTCGTTCGTCAATCCGGCTGCGGCTGCTAACTATCGCGATCAGGCTGAAGCAATCGAATCCGGTAAGGCCCAAGTTCAATTCGCGGACGGCCACTGGGGTTATTTCAATCCGCAGGCCGGGATTGATTTGGCGGCGCAAAAATCAGGGGCGGAGGCTGCTGCTGGCGCAAAAGCCAAGCTGCCTTACGAGACGACCGAAATTCAGCCTACGCCGGGTGGACCAACTTATACCGTGCCTAAGTCTCAGGTGCTTGGTGTAGGTGCTGGTTCGCCTCCCGGATCGGCTATGGATTCGGCCGCTGCGGCAAATCCAGCAGTCGCTAAGCAGCCCGCATTTTACGAAGACCGGCAGAAATTGATCGCGAAAAACGAGCAAGACATGCTTGGCCAGATGCAGGTTCGCCAGCTTTCGCGTCAACGATTGCAGGCGTTGCAGGGCATTATGCAAACCTTCCAGCCGGGGACGTTCGCAGAGCAAAAGGCCAATATCGTTGCCTCGCTTCGCGCCGTTGGAATTCCAGTGCCAGATAGCGCGACAGCTAATCCAGCCGCGTTTCAGGAGTTCACCAAGAACGCAATCGCTAACGTCTTTAATGACGTGAAGGCGCAAGGTGGTCGCGTCATGGTGTCTGAGATATTGGGATTGACCAAAGCGAACGCCAATCCCGAATTGCAGCCCGCCGCTGCGGCAGCAATCATTGGACAGGGACTTGGCGTCCTCAACTACGAGGATCAGCACACCAAGGATTATTTCACTTGGAAGCAAAAGAACCCGAATGCTTACGATACGTCGTCGTTTGAAATTCCCTGGATGCAATCTCATCCGGTCAGTGAGTTTGTCGGACAGGCGAACAAGGGCATTGCGTATAGCGGGCAAGAGATTCCAGCCCCCCCACAGCGCGTTGTCGGACAGAGCTACATGACGCCGAAAGGCCCTGCCGTATGGCGCGGTAACGGCTGGCAATTGGCTCCCGCACAATGAGCGACGGCTTGCTTTCAGATGCAGATGTCGGAATTGGCGGCAGTGCGCCACCCGCCGCGCCTGCATTGCTGTCTGATGATGATGTCGGATTAGGAGCGAGCGCGCCGCAATCTCCAACGTTACAATCAACCGCGTCGGCTCCATTGTTCGGCTTTGAGTCCGGGATGGCCGATGTTGTCGGCGCTCCTGTCGATGCTGCAACGTGGTATCTCAATAAAGTAGGAAACCAAGCGGCTGATCTCAAAGCGGCCCTTAATGGCCAACCAACACCGCCTGAGTCCACGGCTATTCAAAATGCGCCCCTAAGTTCGGATTGGATAAAGCAAAACGTTTTCGGCGCGACCGGCGCAAATCCAGACGCGCCAGAAAATATGCCGCGAAGCACGACAGAGGCTATCTTGCGCGCTGGCGGTAGCGGTGCTGGGCAGATGATCGCCCCAGAAGCGACATTAGGCGGCCTGACACGCGCTGGTCTCAAAATAGCTCCGCGTGTTGCTGATTTTGCCACGGCCGCCTTCGGCAAAGCCGATACTCCGGCTGCGGTAGCAAAAAACGCCGTGATCGGTGCCGCGTCTGGTGCCACAGGGCAGGCAGCGGCAGAGGTCGTCCCCAAGACGCCCGCATGGCAAATGGGCGCACAGTTGGCGGGTGGGCTGTTCGGCGGCGTTTTGGGAGCTACGGCGACCGACGTTCACCCGTTCAGCACGATCAAGAGCTTCGTGGCTCCGTTGACCAAGGAAGGACGCGAAGTTGCTGCGGGACAAGAGTTGCGAAACGCGGCAACAAGCCCTTCGGCCGCTATCGACACAATCGAAAATGAGCCGTCACAGATCGTTCCAGGCTCAAATCCGACCACGTTCCAGCAGACTGGCGACATGGGGCTTGGTGCTTTGGAACGTCGCGTCCAGACGCAAAACCCCGCTGCGTTTAATGAGGCTAGGGCTGGACAGAACCAAGCCCGCGTTGCCGCGCTGGGCAATATCCAGGCCACGGGAAGCCCCGAAGATGTTTCGGCCGCGCTGCGGGCCAATCTGGACGCGCTAAGTGCTAAAACTGATGCCGACGTAGGAGCTGCGACAACTACTGCCCAAGGGGCCGTTTCCGGCCTTGGCGGCGAACAGTCACCAGCCTTCTACGGCGAGCAGATCAGGGGCCAAATCCAACCCCAGCTTGACGCCGCCACACAGAACGCCGCTGGTGCGACAAATGCCCTTGGCGGCACTGGAACGCCGGAAGGTTACGGCGCGGCGCTCAGGGAGCCAATGCAGGCCGCCAAGGATGCAGCCCAGCAAGCCCGAAGCAAGCTCTACGCGGCCGTTGATCCGACCAATAGCCTTAACGTGGTCGCCGCTCCATTACGGGAGGCAGGGGATGCGGTGGCGTCCAATCTCAGTCCTATGGCGGCCCAGCCTACAGGGGAAGAGGCGGCCATTCTGGGCACGATCCGGGCATTGCCAGACGTGGTGCCGTTCAGCGATTTGCAGGCATTGGACTCGCGTATTACTGCCGCAATGAGTGCCGAACGGCGATCGGCGGGCGAAACCCCAGTGTGGGGGCGCCTTTCGCAGATGAAAGGGGCCGTTTCGGACGCAATTGATAACGGGGTAGCAAATCAAGTACAATATGAGCGTGGGCAAGTCGCCTCTGGCGCGATGGCGCCGGAAGATACACTTGAACAGCGTTACGCCGCTTGGGGCCAAAACGCGGTAGATGCCTTCTATGCAAACCGAAACGCCAGCGTTGCGAGCGGTGGAGAAGGTGCTGTCTCAAGTGCCAGAAGCGGACCTTCTGCCTCTGCTGGCGTTTCTCGAACAGCGGGCACGCCAAGAGGGGGACCTGGGAGCCCTGTCGGGTCTTCGGGCGTACCGGGCGAAACACTTACCCCCAACTTCGACCAAGCTGCGGCCGATAGACTAGCCCAAGCCAAACAGGCTCACGCCACCTACGCGCAAACCTATCGTAATGGCCCGGTTGGCAATGCTCTGAAAACAACGGGCTTCTCCGGTCAGTACCGCACGCCGAACGTCGCCGTTCCTGACTCCGTATTTCCAAAAGGCCCGAAGGGCTTCGAGGCCGGAATAGCGTTTCGCAACGCGGTCAGGAACGATCCAGCCGCTATCGACGCCGCTCATAACTACGCAGCCATGACGCTGCGCCGCATGGCAGAACGGCCAGATGGCACAATTGACCCGGCAGGTTTTGTAAAATGGCGCATGGCCTACGCGGATGCGTTGCGGGCCTTTCCCGAGCTGCTACCGCGCTTTGCCACGGCGGCGCGCGCCTCCGAAGAGCTGAATAGGTTCGCGCCGTTCCGGGCTGACATGGCTCCCTTTCAAGTACCCGAGGTATTTTTTCATGCAGGTCCGGGCGGCAGAGAAGGAGTGGACAATCTTCGCCGTCTGATCGGCGACACTCGCGCGCAATCAATTTTACAGGACTACGCCGCGTCGAAACTGCGCACCACTGCGCTACGTCAAGACGGTACACTTGATCCTGCCAAGGTTGCGGCGTTTCAGAAATCCCATGCGCCTGCGCTTCAATCCTTTCCTGAGTTAAACGCCAAGTTTTCTTCGGCTGCCAAAGCCAGTGAAACCGTCAACCAAGTCGCGGCGGAACATAAGCAAACTCTCGACGGCTATCAGGCTGGCGTGATCGGCAAGATCATGAACGCAGCGCCCGAAGATGTCGCAAAGCATGTCGGCGCAATCTTTGGTTCTAAGGATGCCGTAGCCCAGATGGGGCGGTTAGCAACCGAAGCTTCGCGCGGCGGACCTGATGCCGTCTCTGGACTGCGCAAGGCGATTGCCGACTACATCACGTCGAAATTCGTTTCCAATACCGAGGCGGGAACGTCTGAAATCAATCTCGTTAAATCGGATGCATTCCAGACGTTTATGCGGCAGTCACGTCCCGCACTCGCCAAGGTGTTTTCGCCAGCCGAACTCGATGCGATGAACGCAATTGCGCGAGACCTGCATCGGGCAAATCGGACAGTAACGGCGGTCAAGATTCCCGGAGCTTCTAATACCGCGCAAGACACAACTGCGGTTCGCGGCGCCGAACATGCGCCCGAAGGCTCATTGTTAAATGCGCTTTTGGTCGGCGGTGGTGTCGGTTACGAGGCGCATGGCATTCATGGCGCGGTAGTCGGCGCTGGAGTCGGTTTAGCCAAGCACATTATCGGCGTGGCACGTTCTGCTGGTTACACCAAAGTTGATGAATTGGTACGCGACGCCATGCTCGATCCAGACTTGGCGCGGCGCCTAATGATGAAAGCGGCTCCAGTCTCTAAAGGCAGCGAGCTATCACTGACACAAAAGCTTATGCGTGTCGGGACGATGACGGCGGCTAATCAGATACCGAACCGTGCGGCGGGTGGCCGGATCGCCGCGTAGTTCTAACCTAGTGGGCCGTACTTTCTATACCATGTTGTTCGCGGGATTCCGGCTTCTTCCCATGGGCACCTAGCTTTTTTCGGGTTCTCTCTGTGGAAGATGACGGCACTTAGCGATCCTCGCAATTTCAATGCGACGTGTAATTGCGGAGACGATATTCCGAGTTCGGCGGCCCAAGCCGCTAGGCACATAGTGCGACCTTTGTGCTCTAAGAAACGTGTAGCGCGGGTATTTCGTGACTGCTCTTTCTTCGTAACCCACTTACAGTTTGATGGACAATAACCTCGGTCGTTGTCCGTCCGATCTATCGAATGTCTCGGCGTTGGCCGTCGTCCCATGTCTCTAATAAAATTCTCAAATCGACGCCAGTGGCGACATACCGTGATTCCACGACCTCCATATTTGTGCCAGCCGCGATCATTCGGGTTGGTGCACCTCTGAATTATAGCATCCCAAATGTGATACTCGGGTGTCTGAGATAGACCATGCGTTATTTGTTGCTTCCCAGCTTCTTCAATTTTTAGACATCCGCAACTTTTCGTATGGCCTTTTCGTAGATTGCCGAGAAAAAAGCTGCGCAGCGTTCCGCAATCGCATCGGCACTGAACGATAGTGCCAGTAGGTGTGTTTACCGCATTTGTAGTCACAGTCAGTCGGCCGAACCTATGGCCGATCTTCGGAAAATTCCTATTCCACATCGCTGTCTCCGTGGGGCAATGAATGACATCTGTTTTCACAACAAATATCAATTTAGAGGAGCCTGCCCGAGGCGATTATGTAAACGATTGGGACGTGCCAGTCAACGCAAATCAAACAGTTATCGACCAAGCTTTCGGCTCCTCTACCTCAATCGCTTTCACCAATGCAAACGTCACCCTTACCGTTGCACAGGCGGCATTTTTTCAGATCGTTTGCACAGGAACGCTAAGCGGAAACGTTGCGCTAATCCTGCCAGGAACAATCGGCGGTCGCCGCGTTATCTTCAATCAATGCACGGGCGCATTCACGCTTGCTGTTTTCAATGGTTCTGGTGACGCGGGCGGCGGTGTCATTGTCGGACAGGGATTCCAGACGCCAATCGCCCTAACAGGAGGCCGCGCCTATTACGATGCTTATGCTTCCACGCCACCTGGAACGCTGTTACCGTTTGCTGGCGTAACGCCGCCGCCTGGATTTTTTCTCTGCTATGGCGCGGCTGTTTCGAGAACGACCTACGCAGCATTGTTTGCCGCGCTCGGCACGACATGGGGCAGCGGCGACGGAACAACCACATTCAATCTCCCCGACTTTCGCGGACGTACTCTTGCCGGCGCCGACAATATGGGCGGCACCCCAGCGGGGAGGTTGACGGGGTACACGGTTGGAACGACGGGCGGCGGACAGTCAGACACCACAACCGTTACACTCGTCCAAGCAAACCTGCCAAATGTGTCCCCGGCAATTTCCGCGACGTTCACCGGCAATCAAGCGAACTACACGCTGTTCGGAGCGGGCGGTGCGAGCAACATAGAAGTTCCAACAACGACTCCGGGGGCCGGGTGGCAGAACGGCAATTCAGGCACATTTACTGCTGGCGGTTTCGCCCAGGGAACGCCATCAGGCTCCGTTACTGGCACGGTCGCCATCAACGGGAATCAAACTCAGACAGCGGCCACCAGCTCCGCATTTTCCATCGTCCAGCCCACCGCCGCCATCAACTACATAATCCGGTACTGATAATGAAGCACGTTCTCGCGCTGCTGTTGACGCTGCTGCCCGCAATGGCATCGGCTCAGACCGCCGTTCAATTCGGCGCGGTCAGGACCGCAAGCCCGTGGAATATCTGCGTCTATGACTCGGCCAATGTTTGTCAGAATTTTCTCACGCTGCCTTCGACTGGCGGCGGCGCGCTTGTGCCGTCAGCAAATGGTGGAACGGGCGTCAACAACGGCACGAGCACAATCACTATCGGAGGCAGTCTGGTTCTCTCCGGTGCCTACACATTCACTGGAACGCTGACCGGCAATACATCTGTGACATTCCCGACGACTGGTGCCATTATCGCGAATCCAGGCGGGACAGCTTGTTTTTACCAGAATGATAGCGGCGGCAATTTTACTTGCGGTGCCGGCGGCAGCGGTATTTCGGCATTAACCGGCGACGTGACCGCAAGCGGATTTGGTTCTGTCGTGGCGACGCTGGCGACGGTCAACTCGGGTCCCGGCTCTGTCGGCTCATCGACTGCAATTCCTGTATTAACGACAAACGCTAAGGGGCTTGTTACGGCACAAACGACGGCCGCGGTTGTAGCTCCGGCAGGTACATTGAGCGGCGCAATGCTGGCAAGTGGTGTCACAGCGTCGTCTCTGACTTCGTTCGGCAATGCGCCGACGATTGCCAATCCAACGATTACGGGACTTCCGACTGGGGCTGGCGCAATCATCGCCATCAACGGAACGAATTGTCAGCTCGCACTATCTTGTACTATCCCAGTGTCATCCATTGCCGTTTCAATTCCGCTAACAGGCGGTACGCCGAATGGCTTGATTTACAACAATGCCAATACCGTAGGAAATCTCGCCACGGCCAATAGCGGTGTTCTGGTCACGTCGAGCGGCGGCGCTCCCTCTATTTCGACCACATTGCCGAATGGCCTAGCGATGGGCACGCCCGCCTCATTGGTGCTGACAAGTGCTACGGGTTTGCCGCTCACGACTGGCGTTACAGGAGTCCTGCCACTCGCCAACGGTGGCACCAACAACAACCTGACCGCAAGCAACGGCGGCATAGTCTATTCTGATGCGAGCAAATTGAATATTCTTGCTGGTACGGCTTCTGCTGGGCAGTGCTTGTTAAGCGGTTCCAATACAGCCCCGACGTGGGGGTCATGTGGCGGTGGCGCAGCGGTTTCCGGCGTGACAAACAGCGATGGAAGCTTGACGATCAGCCCGACTACTGGCGCAGTCGTTGCTTCACTCAACCCAGCTCACGCCAATGCATGGACTGCCGTCCAGACTTTCACCAACAGCGATATTCGACTGTTGGGGTCTTCGACGGGATACACGACACTGACGAGTGCCAACGCAAGCGTAACAAACTTTACGCTGACTATCCCTGCCGTTACCGATACAGCAGCCGTATTGGGCTTGAGCCAGACCTTTACCGGAACGGAGACGCTAACCGGAGGTCTGGTGTGCACTGGGTCTATCCAATGCGGTGTATGGACGGCCGGCGCGAGCAACAGCATTGCTAACAACAACACCGGGAATGTCGGCATCGGGACTAGCAGCCCTGTTTCTAAACTCCATGTCGCTGGAGCGATCACACTTACCTCCGGGTCATCTGGCCTTTCAGTTGGTGTCGGCGGTACAGCGCCGCCATCTGGGGGCGCGCTTTTCGGTGGTAACGTTTACATGGGAGGCGGTCGCCCATGGGCAGATGTTCGATCTGGAGCAAACAGTTGTACGGCAGCAGTAGGTGATGGCGTTACTGATGATTACGCAGCCATTCAATGCCAGATTACATTCATGGGAACGACGTTTGCGGGCGGCGTCGTCTATCTTCCGTGCGGCAATTATCTGGTAGGGACGACACTAACTGTTGCTTATAATGTCACCATAGTAGGTGAGGGCCGAGCTTGCACAGACATCAAAGTAACAACCAATATTTTAGCGTTGCAAGTCGAAAGTTCATCTATTCAACTTTCCTTTGCAGGTTTTCGCGAATTGAGCTTTTTCTGTCCGCAAAGTTCTGGTGCAACGGCAAACTGTGTAGAGATCGACAATTGCATTGGCTGCACTTTTGAAAATTTCCAAATTTTGGGCGGCAATTGGGCACTCTATATTTGTGGAACCTGCGGTTTTCCAGGCGGATACGGCACTGGAGGCGATAACACATATCGGACTGCATTAATTAGCGGCTGGGGTTCCAGCGGCGGCGCCATCAAGGAATACGATTCGGGAAATTGGTTTTATGACATCAAGGCCGATACTGTCGGACAGACGATGGCATGGTCATTGCTTATGACATCTGATTTGGGATCGAGCGATATTCTGGAAAACGATTTCTTCCGCATTGATTTGCAGTCGGTCAATGGCGTCTCTATCAATGATACGGTCGGGACTGGCAATACCGTTGCCTCATTTTTTCACCCCATCGGTTGGCACGCCGGAAGCGGTATTGGAACGTTGCTTCAATTGATGATCGATGGAGCGGAAATAGCAGGTAATTTTACCGTGCTCAAAGGCAACATGACGATTGCAAACTCGTCTGGCATCGGTGGCTCATTTGGCGTGGCTGTCACAACAGGCACTTGTCATGTTGCCGCCCTAGCAAATATTACTTTTGGTGGAACTTGCACGTCGCCATAACTTTGCAACAAGGAACCGAAAGAATGAAATATTTGCTTTACGTCGTAGTTCTATTCTCACTCGCACCATCGTTCGCTCAGGCGCAGACCGCTTCAACTTACGTTCCAATCACGATCAACGAGCAGGATTACACCAAACTGCAAACTTATCTTGGTGATGTTCCTGCAAAATATGCAAATCCAATTATAGGATTTTTGGCGCATCAGGAAGAAATGGCTGCGATGAAGCCGGCAAAAGAAAAGAATGCAGTAAAGCCTCCAGAGCCGTCTAAAGTCGCCAAGTGAGGAACGGCGTCAATGCCATCAATACGGTTGTCCGTCATTAACGCACAAACCAATAAAGACCAGAATAATTATGGCTATTAGCACAAAAGCTGAGACGAACCCGAACGCGAACATTCCCATCGTTGCAGCCTTTCGCAGGCACCCTACCGCAGATTGAATTGACTAGGGGTTGCGTGTCAATGCCGTTGCGTTGCGGCTATGTGACGCCGGAAAAAATCAAGCCAATACAACCAATTAGGCCAAGCCCGCGGAGCCCAAGACTCCCAAGTGAGGCGCGTCATCGCGACAATTTCGGAGACCCATAATGCTGTTTCGCATTGGGATTGGACTGGCAAGCATAGCGGCTGGAGTTCTGATATTTTTCTTTTTGTCGCTGCATTGGCTTGGGCTAGCTGAGGCGAGAGATGGTGGCCAATTCGCCAACTCGCCGCTGAAGGCGTGGTTTGATCAGCTCAAAAGCGGCAAGGGGCTTTGTTGCTCGTTTGCGGATGGCGTAGCCATTGAAGATGTGGATTGGGGCACAGAAGCGGTCACGCTGGCTGGCCAGAACATCATCACGTATTGGGTGATGCTGAACGGACAGAAAGTCATCGTGCCTGACGCCGCAGTGGTGACGGAGCCGAACCGCTTCGGTCCTGCCGTGGTGTGGCCTTATCAGGACATGAACGGCGTGACGCAAATCCGTTGCTTTATTCCCGGCGCTGGCGCGTGACCTCGAAAGTCTACCCGCACTTATCGATCGGCCTTTGTCCGACATGCGGCGAGCAAGTCAGCCTCGACAAGGATGCCACTAACGAATTTTGCCAGACGCAAAGCGCGGAGCTTTCGCCGCTGAGTTGCCTCGTTCGCTACGCGCAAGCGCGATATGACTTGGGTAAAAAGATGAGGATGCAGTGATGCCATTTCCTCCGAATACGACCGCGCTTGACGCCGATGTGGATATGACGCGAGTCCATGCGCAGCTTGTGGCGCAGGGCTTTGACACAATCATCCGGTACACTACGCCAGGCCGTAGGAATCCTGAGAAACGAATTAGCGTTGCGGAAGCCAAGAGCCAGCAACAGCATGGCCTCAAACTTTCCCTCGTGCACGAAACGACTGCCGATCGCGCGCTAGGCGGCGCCGTTTCCGGTACGGTAGACGGCGAAGCAGCAGCGGCCTTCGCGGTCACTGTCGGCCTGCCGCCGAATAATGGCTCTGTATTGCTGGCGAGCACGGATTTCGACGTTACAGAACATCAAGCGGCGGCTGTGCAGGCATACGTACAAGCCTTTGCCAAGGCAGCTACAGGCTATGGAGTTGGCCTGTACGGCAATGGTTTCATCAATGACCTGCTGTTCGATGCCCAGATTATTCAGGTAAGATGGATCACGCAGAGCATGGGCTTCCTTGGCAGCAAGGAAAGTCTTGCGGCCGGCCGGTACGAAATCGCGCAGCGGCTCCCGGCCAAGATTTGCGGCATGGATACCGACCCAAATTCGCTGCGGTTGCCAGGCTTGGATATTGGCGCTCGCGTGCCGTTTGCAGCGGCGGAAAGCGTCGTGCGGCGCGTCGAAAACTTGCTGTAATGGATTATCGGGCGTCGGCTCAAAAGGCAATTGACGCTGCCTACGAAGATGCAGTCGGCAAGCTATTTTCCGCTTGGATTGACCATCTTACCGAGAAATTGCCAGCGCCGCATACGACGCAAACTCTGCACAATATTATCGAGACACACAAGCAGATGACGCAACTCATTGCGGATGCTGAGATATGATTCAAGGCGGTTATTGGAAATGGGCGGCGTGGCTCTTGCTAATTGTTGTGTCGTTCTCAGCAATGGAAGCATATTCGCTTTACGATAATACGGCCACGCTCTCGCGGTTTATTTGGACGATCTCGTATTATTTTCCGGCCTTTCCTTGGATTGCCGGTTTCGTCACAGGCTTTCTTTGTTGTCATTTTTGGTGGGGCGGCATCGTGCCGTTTGCGCCGGTCAAAAAGGGGGAAGGGAAATGACATTCGATCCAGGCCAAGTTAATTCGTTCATGCGCCACGTCTACACGGTCGCGGGCGCGATTGCCGCCGTTGTCGGCGGCGCAAGTTTCATGGACCCTCACACGGTTCAAACCGTTCTCACGGCAGTTCACCAGATCGGCGATGGTGTCGTGAGCATCGCAACCGGCGTTGCGGCGCTCGTTCCAATCGCCTCCGGCCTCTACGCCGCTTGGACTGCCAGCCATACAAACAAGATGGTTGCCATCGCGACCGACCCGCAGACCGCTCCGGCAGTCAAGCAAGTCGTCACGGCGGCACTCAAAGCGCCCGATCCCAGCATTGCCGCACAGCGGTAATTTGTTTGTTTGGAAGCAAGCAAACAAACATTGAGTGTGGTAACAAAGACACACGCAAATCATGTATGTGCGCCTTGGTAACGTAACTCCAGAACGGAGAACTATCATGCGTAAATTGCTACTTATTACGACGGCGATTCTTGCCCTTGGCGTGACCGCTCAGGCGGCGGACCTCGGGGTGGCTCCGCTCTACAAGGCGCCCCCAGCATCGCCCGTCACTGGCGGCTTCTATTGGGGCTTGGGCACGTCCGTCAGCGTCGCCAATTCGAACGTGTCGGGGACGGCCATCCTTCCCAGCAACTTGACTGCTGACGGCGGCACGATTGACGGCGAAATCGGTTGGGTCGGTAACATTCAAAATACGTGGGTCCGGCTTGCCGTCGATGGCAGCTATGAGAACGTTACTGGCGGTGTCGCGCAAGCCGGCGCTTCGGCGTCATGGCAGGATCGTTGGGCCGTCACCGAGCGGGCCGATGTGAATATGGAAATCATCCAATCGGCGGTTGCCCTGACTGGCATCAATCTCGGGACATTCCCCACCATTGCAAACCCGGCCGGTGCCGTGCCGTCTGGCCTTAAGGTTGGTACTCCGATCCAATATCTTGGCGCTATTCTACGCGAAGAGTCGGTTAGCGGTACGATCGCTTCGGCTACGGGGCAGACATGGTTGATCGCCCCTGGCGTCGAAACCGGCTGGCTATGGCCGCTTCTAAATGCGGCCGGAAAGCAGAACGGGACTGCGCTTGACGTGTTTGCTCAGGTCGATTTCCCAACTCGCGGTATGCAGGTCAGTGGCCTGTTTGCCAATGGTGGGGGCGCACCTGTTGTGCAGACTGGCGGCATCAACATCGGCACGGAATATCGCGCCGGCATCCATCTGTTGCTGCCGTGAGCGATCCGCAGGCTATGCCAGACCTCCGCGATCAGGGCATAGCCTTTCTCAATGGCTATGATGATCTCGTTGGCGAGAATGCGTTGTTGCGCGTCGATAACGATGCGCTGCACCGACAAAACGAAATCATCGTCGGCGACAACGAACGGCTGCGCGCCGAACTAGAACGCGCAGTCGGCAAAATCCGGGGATTGCTGGATGAGAAAATGCGGCTGACGCGCGTACTGACAAGTGCCGGCCGCACGATCACGGACGGCATTCGCGATATTCCGCCAGACGTTACGGCGTTGCGCGGCGTGCCGACACGAAAAAGTGCCTGAAGTTGCAATGGCCGCTGCCCCAAATCCCGCAAATGGGACCGATACTAGCTCTTGGGCAGCGATCATTGCCGCTGGCAGCTTCATGGTGCAGCTCGTCATGAACGCTGGAACGTTGGTATGGGCTTTGGCACGAAGCAAAAGTTCAACTGACGACAAGATCGCCGACAAGGATAAGGCTTCAGCAATGGCAATGGCGGCCCTGGAGCGCGATATACGAGATGAGCTTGTCGAGAACTCACGCAGTTTTGGCGAGACAGCATCAGCTCTGCGTCAGAAGATCACTGAAACTGAACTTTGGAACCGCGATAATTTCGTGAGTAAACAGACATTCAATTCAGTCATTACCGACATGCGCCGTTCGCTAGAGCAATTGGGCGATCGTGTAGATGGCCGGTTTGATCGTCTAGAGGACAAGCTTGATGGCCGGTCGACAAAATGAATTAGGCAGTTAGTACCTCCCAACTTGGCCCGCTCGGGAAACTGAGCGGGCTTTTTTTGTTTTAGGGTTGGATCATAGATCGAAGAACCAATCCGGCATTAGAGGCATCCACGCCGGCGATAGGATGCCGACAATAGTAATCGTCCAAAGCAACATAAAAAGCCACAGCGGCATCCTCGCCCTCTTACGATGATTGCCCAACAACGCGAACACCAAGAATCCGAATAACCGTTCGAGGCGCGTGATTGGCGCTATCATGACGTTAACGCCGTATCGTAAATTCGCTTGAGTGTAGCGCAGGCGTTTTCAACGTCAGCAGCCCAGTTCGGATCGCCGTGAATCGCTATCACCCTGCCGCGAGAGTCTTTCTTGACGGAGCCCGGGTTGCCGCCATTCGTCCAGCCCCAAAACTCCATATAGCCCTTCACATCATCGAGAACTGTCATCCATTCCTCCCTGCAGTGACGGCGCGTTAGCGTGACTCTTGTTAGGCCGCGTTGCGAGCGGCACGGTGTGCTCTCGTCTTGGCTTCAATAAATGCTGCAAGTTCACGGAGGCAAATTTCTTCAAACACGTCCGCGGCATAACCAGACGTAAAAAAGCAATACTTACGCCATGCTCCATACCATTTAATCGTACCGACCTTGGCGCTGCCGTCTTTTGGCTGCACAATCCATGTATGCGTTTTCTTCCCCGACTCGATACCGCAATCGTGAAAGTTTAGGTAGGTTGCCATGCTATCTCCTAATTACGATGACGGCGCATTAACGCGGCGGAATTTCTCGCCATCCTACCATCGATCTTGCGCATCGTAGTAGTGGACTTCCGGTCGATCTCCGCTTCCGGTACATTCAGGGCACGCAACCTCAACCCGCGCGGTTCCTTGCGGGTCGGTTTCATCTTTCGGCGCGCGCTTCGTGCGTCCACAGTGCGTGCATTTCAGAGTAACATATTCCACGTCAGGCATTTTCGAAGCGTCGAAGCCACACGCTTGGTCAACCATCATTTCAATCGGCGATCTTCGCATCGTATCCTCGTTAATTCGTCATATCCGGGCGGATTCTTCTGGCAAATATTCGCTCGGAATTTCGCCAGACTTATTAAGCGCGTCTGCCATTTTTTCCCTCGACATTTTTTCGCAGATCATGCCGTCCGACAGGCTGACCAGCGCATAATCACCACCGGCACCGATATATCCGATTAGCCACCGCTCCTTGCGATCAGGCTTGCCGACGACGCGCCCAGGCCGAACATCGTCACGCTCCCACTGGACTTTCATCCATCCCTCCCTACCGCTCTATGCCGTTTCCTGCCGTCCCGAGGACTGCGCTTTCCACTTGAATGGCAATTCACCCGTAAGCCAAAGGTGTCGCATATTGGCGACGTTGACCACATCTCGGTCGGCGGGAAATATCTCAACCGCGTCCTTTTCTCCACGTCCACACTCACGCTTTAGCCGCTGCAATTCTTCCCATTGAATGTCCTCTTTCCAGTCTCCGTTGGTAACGGACGTGCGGCATACGGAAAGACGTTCAAGACCGCTCTTGTCATCGAATACTTGAACGAGGAAGCCGCGCGACCGCCATACCTCCTTAATGCCAGGAGGCCGATAGTCAGGCCATTCGGCTCGGGGGATTTGCTTAAGCGCAAGAGGCCACCGCTGATTTTCAGCCTCTAGCGCGCGCCTCTGTTGCCGGGAAGCCGTCGCCGGGGTGACTTGCATTTCTTCGGTTGCCATCGCGTTCTCTCCCCACCGTTCCCTGCTTCAATCCGCCGTCCCGATGACTACTGCGATCTAAGAATATCTCTAGGGTCGAATCCCATCGCCATCTTAATGTCAGTCTCGGGTAACAGGGCTTCGACGGTCTTTCGTGCGCGGAACATCGCCAGATGCCAGACCATCGCTGTACGCTCTGCCGTGGTAAGATGGTGCTCGGCGAACAATTCATCGAACGTTCGTATTTGTGGTTTTGGGATTATTGATCTAGCTTTTCCTACTGGCATCTTCACACCGCTCCATGCCGCCCGTTACCCACCCGATGACTGACTAGCCCATTGATAAAACTCATGTTACGGATGACCGGAGATTACCGCCGCATCATGTGGTCATTTTCTCGCTCGGAACGAAACCAATTCACGTATGGTCCGCGCGCCCATTCTAAGCTGTACCAACCATGATGAACGAGCACGCTATTGCCGTGCAGATCAAGACGAGTGCGGCCAGATCGCCAACGGCGGTGAAAATCAATTCCAATTAGGTGCCAGCGCATTGAAGCTCCTTCAATCTGCACTCCGTGTATTCAAAAAGCGCCGCGCCCAATTGTAGGCATTGGTCAGGGTGCGGAGTTGAATGAGCATTTTTGGTCCGTCATAGACTGCCCATTCACCGCGTCCCTTGTGGATGCAGCGTCGATTTTGTCCCGAGGCGTGCTTCTGCCAGTGCTCGTATGCGAGGGTCGTCATCGTCCAGCAACTCCCTCATGAACTCGTCGGTCTTGGCGAAGGCGGGGATGGGTCCGTTCTTGCTTTGCTTGTAGGTGATTTCGACGCCTTCCGCTCGTAATAGACTCTCAAACTTTGCATTACTCCCCAAAGCCCATGAACTATCAGCGCTAATCCCAAGACGACTAAGGCGAGTGCGGTGGTTATCATTTTCTTCCCTCCATACCTTGCCCAGCAAGTCCACGTCGGCGCGCAGCACCGGCTCCGCACCGATAGAAGCCGGGGCGCACCTTGCCTGATCTAGTTCCGATCTCGGCCATCAACCCCTCCCCTTGGCACAGTTCCGGCACAGATACCCTCGTGATTTCCCGTTCCGTTCACGCACGATCAGCCACTACAAAGCCTGTAAAATCACGCACTTTCATTATACATTCTTCTGGCCTGGAAACAAGCCGGGTTTGAAACTATTACGGAAAAACCGTGAATAACTGTTCCTTGGCACCGATATTCAGACATTAGCCGCCTCTTCCTGCCAATCCGGGTGGTGGTGTCCGTACACTCTTTCGAGCGTCTTAGTGGTCATTCCCAGATGCCCCGCAGCCTGCCAAGGATCGATCCCAGCTTGCATGAGCCACGTCGCCCTCGTATGCCGCAGGGTGTGGCGGGTAACGCCCTCTAGGCCAGCCTGCTTGACAATACGCGGCCAGCTACGGTGCGGGTCACTGACAGCCCCTCCGTTGAAATGGCAGACAAACTCTGCACCGCCATCGATCCGTTTCCAGCGTTTGAGGTGGCCCAATATGCGCCTGCCCAGTTTGGCCTTCGGGGCGCGCTTTTTCGCGTCCGGCATTGCGCCGCGCGGCAGGCGGCTCATGATCCCGGATTCCAGATCGACTTGGTTCCAGCGCAGCGCCAGAATCACGCCCGGTCGTGAGCCGGTATAGAGACCGAGCAGGATCAGGCGGCGAAGATGCACGTATGGCTTGGCGGCTTTAAGCAATCTCGCCGCTTCCTGCCGTGTCAGCCATCGTTCCTTTGGCGGGTTCGCTTTGGGTTTCCAGAATGTCGGGATGAAATTGAGCGGCCCATATTCGGCGTGCCAGTAGTTGACGGCCTGCTTTAGAGTTTTGATGTCTGAGACAGCCGCCATCTTCGGTCGATCTTGCGCATACTGGCGGCAGGTCTTGGCCGAAATATAGACGACAGACTTTTCGCCCCACCATTTGAGCAGATTCGAGATATTGTAGCCGATGTTGCGCGCCGTCTTTTTCGTGGGCGCAACCTCCCGACCATAAGCGGAAAGGACTTCGGCGATCATCGGCGCGCTCGACGGCTGGGGCTTATACTTGTGCCCGATGTATTGCGCGAGGCACTTTTCAGCATCAGCACGGTTTCTTTCGCCGCAGCCAGTGCGGATGAAGTTCTCTCCGTCTCTGATAACCCATTGCTTCCGTCTGTTATCGAGGTAAAGTCTTGGGCCTTTCGAACGACGCGGCATTTTTCCACCATTCTCCGAATGTCGGACGGTCTCGTAAATAGCTTTTTGCCAATCCGATAGGTAGTCAAGCGCCCGCGTCGATCTTCGGTGCGCAATGTGGAAAGAGTAAAGCCGAAGCGCTTGGCCGCTTCCTTCAACGGAATAGCGTCGTTGCTGCCTGCGTCGTCGGCGGGGACAAGGGTTGCGGCGGAGGTCATGGCTTCAACGGTATCTTGGCATCGTTATATTCAGCGCGAGACAGACGGAATGCGCGAATATGCGGGTTGATATCCGGGCGACGTATGGGCCAATAAGCGAGTTGGGCTGTGATAAGCAAGTGTTGTCTTATCTAGCAACTGGCCCTTTCGCATTGTCGTATAAAATCCACTGATGCAGCGGTAGGCACGCTCAAGTTCCGTCTGTAATTGTTCGTTCGTCATGACTGATTTCCCTATTGAATTTGCTAGTCTTTATCGCTCGTTCCGTTGGGTAGAGTTCATCGTCACATCCGCTCGTCCTGCTCTATGGTCGTGGCGTCGGTCATCGTGCGCTAATCCACATTCCAGTCCCCAGTAGAATCGCGCCAAGTATCATTCCGATGGAGAGGACAATTGCATCGTGCATCGATGATGCTCCTTTAACGCCAAAGGGCTTCGCGAGTTGTCTTGCCGTCTTGGCGGACTGTTACCTTTCCGTCCATGAGACCCGGACCTACCTGCGTGCATTCAACTTGGATCAACGAATCGCCGAACCAAATCGCGATTTTCTCCCCCTCTTTCGCATCCTTCGGCAAAAGCCATCGCGCTAAAGCCGTCTGATTATTCATTTCGTCGCATTCGGCGGAATTGAGTTCGCGTTTAGCATTACGCACCCGTTGGATGCAGCCGAGCCACGATTTCAAGAGGCGCTCGCCTTCGCCGGCCACACCAGTTTCCGGCTTTGTCGTTTGGTCTAACATCCCTTCCTCCCTCCTTGATTTTGCTACAGGTCGCGGTGGGGTTGAGGCTAATGCCTTGCGGGCTTCTTCTTTGCATCGGCAAACAAGACCGTCCTCATATTCGCCCCAACAAACAGTAAAAGTCCCGCGATCACAGCCATGCGATTTCGCAATAGCATCGGTTTTCTCTTCAAGTGCGGGGTTGTTTATTGGTCGCAGATTGTTATAGCGATCTAAGTCTATCATGCATTCCTCCTCCTCTGATTTC